GATAGGATCATAGAAAAAATTCAGGCGAAACAGAAGTCGATGCAAGAACAACAAGAGAAAATGGCCCAAGTTCAAATGCAACAAATGCAAGTCGATAATATGACTAAAGTAGCATATGCGCACTCTCAAGAAGGTCTTGCAAAGGAAAGAGTGGCTAAAATTCGTACAGATTCTGCTGTAGCAGAAGATAAATTACGAAGAGCTCATCAAGAAGACACAGCAAGTTTGTTAAATGTGGTTAAAGCTCTGAAAGAATTAAAGGGTATGGACTTGGAGCACATAATGCAACAAGTACAAATATTAAATTCATTGAGTCCAGCTGCAAATCCTGAAAAAGAAGTTGTCAATAATGAAAATGTTGCTTAAAGATAAAAATTAAAATTGACCATAACAAGGAGACGTATTATGGCACACAAACATCAGAGTCCAAAACATGAAGGTAAACATCCTATGCATGAATCTAAAAACCGTAATAAAGGTCACGAAACCTCTATGGCACATGCAGGATACAGTCAAGGGGACATGGCGCCAAAAGTTCATGATTATCAGAAACCAGAAGATGATTTTGCAGAAAGAGGTTTTTCAAAAACTTTAGAGTATGTTGAAAGACAAGATAGAATGCAATCAGGTTTGGCTCATGGGATTAAAAAACAAGGCTATGTAGGGAGATATTCATAATGGTTAAAGAAAAACATCGTCCTGTAGAGATCCAAAAGGGTCCAATTAGCATGCGTGATCAATATAATGGTAATTTTCAACGCGAGCCTGAAATGACGTTACGTGATATTAGGAATAATGAATTGAGAATGGATTATCGTACACTAACATTGCATGAACCTAAACAATAAATTTTCCTTTTGGTGGGTGTGGGAAGGGTTGCTATTTGCCGGCAGCCCTGTTCTTTATAATACTATGAAAAACAAGCCTAAATCAAAAAATCAGACATTGAAGACTAGCTTTAAAGCTCCACTTGTACAGCAGATGCCATACAAAGAGAGACCGCGTCGTATTGTCAAAAACAAAAAGATAGATGAGACTTTTTCATGAATATTGAATTAGGCTTCGTTCCTGACATTATAATTTATTTCCAATTTATAAATGGAAATCCTTGGGTTCATAACATTTGGGGAGATCGAAATATTTATGAATACGGTAGGGAATATATCACTTCTTTAATGAAAGATAACAGCGGTTTCTTCTTTTCTCAAAAAGGTCTCGGAAAATATCAAATAATCCCAGGAAATATGACGAATGATTAATCAAAGCAAATACGACCCATCTAGAAAGACTGTTGGTGCTATTTACAGAGATGCTCAATTCAATGGTGAAAAGCAGATCATCACTGGAGACATGAACTACGAGCTCCGAAAAAGCCTCACAGAGGATCTAAACGACACCATTGAACAAGGTACTAAGGATTTCGAAAGACGACCATTTTACATTACTGTGCATGAAAAACGCGACCTACAGATGCCAAATGCTTTCATACGAAGAATGATTAAAACACTGTACAGACCATATCCAGAAGATGATACTCTTGTTTTTAGAGTAATTCCATATACGAATGAAGTCTACTTTTGCTGGGAATTACCTCACCGTTCAAATATGCTTAATATGCTTGCATGCCCTGAATTATATCCAGAAGAACAATTAAGAAAATATAGACGATGGGAAAATATGCAATTAGAACACTTTGGATTCATGAAAAATTATGAGGGAAATTGGACAGAAAACCCCTTATATCGTGGTGATGAACAGATTTCTTTAAAACCAAAAGAACTTCAAGTAGCTGTTATCTAAACTCAAGTTTGCAATTAATCTTATTTGTCCAAAAATTGTTTACCTGCTCTTTATGTGCATGTTGAGCACATTTTTCAGAACAATAAATACTTCTTTGTCTCACTTTTTTGTTGCCATCTCTTAAAATTTCATTATCACACACTTTGCACGTCTTTGGTTTTTTTTTCTGTTGATTCAAAATCATAATTTTATGTTTGTAGACACATTGAAAACAGACACTATTCTTCGAAAGGAAGGCGTCAAATGGTAGATCTTTTTTACATATATTGCAAATCATAAATTTTATTCTATATACACAATGTAATTTTTACTAGACATATAACAATGTTTTTTTTCATGGTCTAATTAGGGCGAAAACAGGCGATTTAGCCCACCGTCATCGGCGAAAATTGCGAGTGAGCCGACCGCATCAACAAAAAAGGAATCTATTCATGACAGATGAAACAAACCTAAATAGCGCAAATACAGAGGTAGCAACTCAGGTAGAGACACCAGTCAATGAAGTAAATGAGGCAGCAAAAGCTAGACAAGAAGCTGACGAGCGAAACTGGAAAGCAATGCGTCTTAAAAATGCCGAATTGGAGAGACAACTACGAGAACGCGATGAGATGTTTACAAAGCTAATGCAATCGCAAGTAGCTGCGAAAACACCTCAAGAGGTCGACGAATTTGACTCTATTGGTGATGATGAGTTTGTCACAAAAGGCAAGATAGCCAAACTTGTTGAAAAGAAGGCTCAGAAATACGCCGAAGATATTGCTAAAAGAGAAGTCGAAAAGCATCTCAAACAGCAGAATGATAGTCAATTTATGGATCGTCTCAATCGTCAATACTCTGATTTCTCCGATATCGTCAATCCCGAAACATTATCTTTATTTGAAGAACGGGAACCCGAGCTTGCTCAGACGATTGCGGATTTAAAAGATCCATATAAGATCGGAATGCAAAGCTATAAGTACATTAAAGCGATGGGGATTGCTTCAAAAGTACCTGAAACTAGAAGAGAAAAAGAGATTGATAAGGCAATTGAAAAGTCACAAAAGGCTGTTCAATCACCGATGGCGTATGATAAGCGTCCAATCGCTCAAGCTTTTCAGTTGACAGATGCTATGAAGAAAGATCTATATCGCGAGATGACTGGCTATGCTTCAATGGCAAGCGGAGTTCCTGAAATGTCTTAAGACATAAAGGAAAAATCATGACAGTTTCAATTGCTTCTTTACCTCCGCAGATTCAGCAGAGGTATAATGCGAAGCTATTGTCAACGCCAGAACACAACTTGATTCACCAATTATTTGCGACTCCTGTTGAGTTACCTGACAACAATGGCTTCATAGATCGTCAAAGCAGATACGACAGATTAGATCTGTTTGAAGTTCCTCTTGATGATTCACAAAACAACCCTCCTCCACAACAACTCAACAGAGTCGATGTCGATTGTAGGGTCAGAGTGTATGCAACATATATTGTACTTACACGCCAAGTCACAATCACCAATGAAGATCCTGTCCTTAATAGTGCAGCAGCACGTCTTGGACAATCTCTTCGTGAAACTCAAGATGCATTGCAAAGAGATAACTTGGAGTCTAGTGCTTCAATTATCAACTGCGTCGGTGGTTCAAATGGAGATATCCCAACTGAGATGACAATTTCAGATGTGGACGATGTCTTTACAGTACTACAAAACAATTCTGCTGAATACATAACAAATATTGTAGAAGCAGACTTGAAATTCGGTAAAGTGTGTGCCGAATTAAAATCTTCTCTGATTGACTTGGAGTGCCTTGCTGCATAAGCACAGGTTAACAAGGCGGAAGGCCAAAGCCACCGTGAACGACTAAGTGAGAAGACACCGAAAGGTGATGCGATAGTCTGAACACTACGAATAAATAAAGGTAGTGAGGGATCTCCGAAGAGGGAACCCCGCCAATGTAAAGCCGCTTTACATTGGTCATAAAAGTAACAGAATGACAAGTCCTATTGGTGATGCATATGGTTGCATGTTAACAACCAGAATGATCCCAGTATTGTATGGAATGACTGGATTTATCAAGAAATTCCAGTATCCAAATATTAGCCAAACTCTAAGCACAGAGCTTGGAGGAGCTAATAACGTGAGGTTCTTTGTATCTGAACAGGGTAGCGTGTCACCCAATGCTTCCATGCTTGGAAATGACATTGCAAACTGTTTTGTAGCTGCAAAGGAATCTTACAAGGTTGTTTGGCAAGCAGGTGGTAAAGCTAGATTCATTTATCTACCTCCTGGGTACAATAATGACCCATGTATGCTTCGTCATACAGCTGGTTGTTCGTTCTATCAAGGTCAATGCATTACAAACGACCTTTGGATTCAAAACTTGCGTTCAACAGGGATATAGGAGGTTACCATGTTACCATATAGTTTTATCGGTATCTGGAGTTACACTAACCCTGCAACTCCTATTTCTGTCAATATACCTATGACAGATCGTCCAGATTGGGTATTTGTAAAAAATTTAACCAATTGGGGCGATACAACAGCTATAACTGGCATTGAGTCTGAATGGTTCAGTGTTATGGCTCAAGGATCATATTTGGCTAAAAACCAAACTGTGACAACAGATGCATTAGTTAGTGCTGCTGGAACAAGTGGTGGATTTACTTTTATAGATCAAACTAATCCTCCTACCTTTACAAAAGTAGCCATTACGACTGGTGTTAATGGATCTACTTTTGTTGTAACCACTACAAACACCACTGGGATTAATGTAGGCGATTTTGTTCGTCTAATTAATGTCACAAGTGCACTTGAATTAAGTGGTTTTCTATACCAAGTTACAGCCGTCTCAGCAGGCACAAGCATTACTTTAGGTTATGCTGCTACTGCTGCAACAGCTAAAGGTTCTACATATGGAAATGGAACAGGGGGATTCCTTCAAAAGGTTTATCCTGGATTTATGTATCCTGCTTCAAGACAGGTTATGTTTATTAGCCAAGCTACACAAGCTAAAGTCTATTTTGCTCGTCAACATGACTTTACTATTGGTGAACTGGTTGATTTCCAAATCCCAACAGCTTATGGAATGACCCAGTTAAGTAATTTGACGGCTCGTTCTGGACAAGGTCCATTCAGTAATAATCCTGCTGGAGCTGCTAGAGTAATTACTACTACTAACACATCCACAGAGTCATCTATCACAATTGATGTTGATACTACTGGATACACAGCATTCACTTATCCATCATCAGCTAATTTCCAATTAGGTGGTTCTCCTCCAAACTGCTTCCCAGCAGGTTCAGGCGTAGTTCCTCTAATTACTGGAACAAGCACAGGAGTGATTACAGGCAGTTCAACTATCCCTGCATCACCTCCAGGAACAAATTTACAAGACGCATTTGACAATCATGCTCAATACGTCATGAATTTGGGTACTAACGTAGTTGGTGCAGCAAACGCAAATATGGTTGTAATGGCATTTAAGGCGGATTTCCCAAACAATTCGATAACTAATGCATAAATAAATAAGGAGGGGAGTTATATCCCCTCCTTTTAAAAAAATAGGTGGATTATATGGTTGAAATTAAAGAAATACATAAGAAAAAAACAAATACAATGCCTGCTATTGAACGAGATGAAATGGTAAAAAAAATGAGGAGAGAAGATGATAAGATACGCAAGGGAATGTTTGAATTTCTAGATGCTCAGGGTGGTTGGTTAGATTTTACATATAGAAAATACCCTGGGGAACCCATACAAACGATTCATATAGTTCATGGTGAAGTTTGCGATCTTCCTATGGGGCTTATAAAACATTTGAATAACACCAAGAAAAAAGTTCGTCGATATAATTTGGAATTACCTCAACAAGGAAGCAGGCCCCCAAGATCTTTTGAAGTAATTTCTAGATGCAGATTTACTCCAATGGATGTGATGTAATGACAAATCCAAATTTTGGCCCCCCATTTGGAGCTAATTTTATACCTAATTTGCAATATATATATAACATATCGCAAGCACAGCAAGCTGTAGTCACATTTGAGACGACAACTAATTTCTTTGTTGGGGAGTGGATAGGATTTCGTATCCCTCCTTCCAATGGAATGATTCAGCTAAATAATAAGCAAGCCAGAATTCTAGCCATAAATGATACCCTAGTTACGATTGATATTGACACCCTTGGTTTTTTTCCCTTTATATCATTTTCAGACCCTCAGTTTCCTTGTATAGCGGTTCCTGTTGCTTCCGGCATAATTCCGGGTACAAATGTGGTTACTTTGGAAGATGCTTTTGATAATGAACCAACGGTTTAAAAATGACG